ATATTTACTGCCAAATCCGTTGGACCAAGCGTATACAGTTACAAAAGGGAAGTGATTGTGACCAACAGCTATAGCATTTCCTGAAGGGCTAAATGTAGCGTTCCATGCACTGCCTTGGGGTGACCATAATGGGTTTGAGCCTATTGGCGTCGCTGGGGCGGCATATTTACTGCCGAATCCATTGGACCACGCCCATACATGTATATATGGTGCTATGTTAGCTACGGGAACGGCCAGAGCAGTCCCTTGCGGATTAAAGGTAATTGCTGATAGGTTATTGCCTGATCCTAGCTGAGTTGGACTGGTATATTTACTGCCAAATCCACTAGAAAAAGACCATGCTTCGACGTAACTCCGCTGGACCATTGCTAGCACAGTTCCTTGCGGATTAAAGCACACACCTTGCCCACGGGCACCAAGTGGCAGCGATGCCGGATCGGCATATTTAATTCCAACTCCAGTAGTATTAGACCAAGAGTATGCAGATATCCTTATACCTGTAGTGGAAGCAACAGCTATTGCATCATCCGAAGGAGTAAAGGCTATAGTAGTAACAATAGTCGGTGGTGGTGTTGCTGGGTCGGCATATTTACTTCCAAATCCGCTGGACCAAGAGTATGCAACTATTCCCGGAGTTCCAGATTGTACGACTGCTATTGCTGTGCTCGAATGAGTAAACTTTAACGATCCCGGAGAAGATAATGCTGCCGACGGGTCGGCATATTTAGCGCCGAATCCATTGGACCACGGCCATGCATATACATACGGTGCCAAAGCCGACGACATAGCTATCACTGTTCGTAAGTTACTTTTACCAAATCCGTTGCTCAAAGTAATACGGCCGCTGGCTATTTCAAATAAGGTTCGCACAGCACTATCACTTAATTTGCGACTAGTGTTAGCTGCAACACCAAGTTCTACGTTGATGTCACTGAATTTAATTACACCACTGGATGGTAACGGCATTACGGGGTTCCAAAGCCTGCTATGTCGCCAGTGACAGTTACGGTACCTGAGGTGTTCAGGCTCATTTTAACTGCGCCATTGTAGGCAAAATATAAACTAGTACCAGTTTCGTAAATCTGCCAACCCGTGAATTTAACGTTGGCACTGGTTGTAACATTGCCAGTGAATGTGGCTCCACTTAAATCAGCCTTACTTGCAATTTGTCCAGACTGTGTTGCAGCATTGCTAGTTAGAGTAGCAATACTACCAGCTTGTACTCCAGCATTGGCTGTCCATGCAGTAGTAACTGCGTCAACATAACCTTTCATGTTGGTGTTGGCTGTGGTTATCGATGAACTAGTAGTTGATATTTGTCCATCAACATAACCTTTCATGTTGGTATTGGCCGTAACTATTGCAGCATTAGCACCCGTAATTGAACTACTTACTGTAGTGATTTCATTTGATTGTATAGTATTGGCTGCATCAACATAACCTTTCATGTTGGTGTTGGCTGTAACTATTGCTGCATTCGCTCCAGCAACTGAATTACTAACGGTTGTAACTGCTGATCCTAGCGCATAACTGGCGGCTGCTGTTCCGCCAAGGAAGCTGGCATTATTTGCTAGACTAGCAGTTCCTGTAAAATTAGTTGCAGTTACATTACCTGATGTGATATTACCAGTGACCGATAGGTTACTTAGAGTACCTACTTGGGTAACATTACTTTGTATATTATGTAGTACGTCCGGTGTTACCTGTGTTAATGCCATAGTTATTCTCTGTTATATTGTATTTAACTAAAAGTTTTACATTACACCCGTTTAATATCAACTATAATATAGGAACACTTAAAGACAGTCTTTTACCTAACTATTTGCAGCTACTTTAGCGTCTTCTACAATCTTCTTTTCAGCAATTGCGGTTGTGTAATCTAATCCACCAGCAATGATTTGTGCTTTTAATGCCTCTAATACAAGTCTAACTTTATTTTGTTCTACTCTTTCGGAACGCGGGCAATGTCTTATCTTATTATGTAGCAATTATATTATCATATTTCAATGGTATTCCATTTGCTTTATAAAACCCCAATGTTTCTGTGGAGCCTTCCCCATTAAGAAAGGCCGCACCTTTTAATTGATTAATCGGTGCAAAGCCAGCATTGACTGCCAACCTTACGCCTGTGAATTCCTCATCTTTAATAAATTCAAAATGACGCGGAGTTCCAGCAAAAATACTTGGCTTATATGTGTTTATATAATGGCATAAATTTAATTTTGATGGACTAGCATCCAATAAAATTGCGGTTATATCATTTTTTAATGCAACACAAATTGATAATGCAAAACCGTATGCGTGTGTTATTTTTTCCGCACAAAATAAACTTCTATCATTTGTATCCAAAAGCAAATCCCCCATATATTCGCCCACATTTAACAATGTTTTTGGCGTATGCGAAATGAATTTTGGGGCGCCTGTTCTGCCTGATGTATGAAAAACAATACATTCTAAATCTTGCTCAAAATCTAATTGAGTTTCAATTGGCTTGAAATTTGAATAATCTATTTCATTTGCAATGATTAAAGAATTTTCAAATTTTTTTTTGGCTTGATTTAAAGTATTAAAATTATGCTCAACGCCACATTTCCCCGAACCTACTAAAACTGGGATGGCACCAATCCACATTGAACCAAATATAGCAATTGGTAAAAAAGCCGTATCAGGCAGTTTTATAATAATAAAATTGCCCTTTTGGATATTTAAAAATTTTAAATAATTAGCAAATTTTTTAATTGATAAAAAAATTTCATCACTTGAATGTGCCCCATTTTTATCAATAAAACATGGGTTGTTTTTATTGGTTAAAAAAAATTGTGAAATGAAATTCATTGTATCAATTTTACATTTGATGAAATTTGATTTTTATTTATAAAACAAGCAAAAATTGATGGCTTAAATATATTTTCATTAACTATGTTATTGATAATTTCAATTGCTTCAATTTTTGAATTGGCTTGAATATGGGTGCCAGTCCATAAATTAAACACTTGAAAAATTCCATCATTTTCATACGTTTCTATTGAATCAACACCGCACCATTCAACATCATTATTTTCATGATATTTTACCAAAGCGACTGAAGTCATTTTTTTGTATTTTTCAAATATAGATTCATAAATGATTTTTTGATTTTTTTTTGCTTCATTTAAAGTATTAAATTTTTGTTCAATTTCCAATACTTGGTTGTAAATAAAATAATGACTTACAGCATAACTTTCATTCCAATAATCCCAAGCATTGGTTGAATTAAATAAACTTTCCCACCATTTCAACGCTTCTTGGTCCTCTGTTTCTAAAGCTATATTGAAAACCTCATTATCTGTTTTCCCAGTCAACGGCTCATTTAATGAATTTTTACCATTAAAAAAATCCAAACCTTCTTGGCAAATTTCAACATCAGCTAATTTAATTAGATCTAAATTTACAGTTCTCATGATACAGCCCCATAAACACGAGTTGTATTACCGCTTGTCCAAGTAACAGTGTATCCATTAAGCGCGACTGCTTTGCCACCTGCTCCACCAGCATATCCACTCGCCGCTGCACCCCCTGCCGCCCCCCAGCCGCCACCACCGCCGCCGCTAACGGCTGCGCTGCTTATGCCCCCACCGGCATTTGCGCTACCGCCAGCACCACCACCAGCAGTGCCACCAGCACCACCTGAGCCGGCAAATATACGGCCACCGCCACCGCCGGGATACCCTGTGGTAGATTTGCCTGAACCAGCTTGCCCACCACCGCCACCGCCGGCGCCGCCACCTTTACCGCCTGAGGCGCCACCTGTTCCATTTGTACCGGCAGAGCCGACGCCGCCACCTACTCCGCCACCACTTTGCTGGCCAGCGTTACCGCCGCCAGCACCGCCACCACCTTGGAAAAAGCCCCCGCCACCACCGCCGCCGCCAATATAAGCAGAAGCATTCGTATTATTTATTGTCACGATTGAACCAAGGCTTATGGCATTTCCACCGGCTAAACCTGTATATGGTGCTGTTGACGTGCCACCAGCACCACCCATTCCAGCAATAAATCCATTGTTAATGATAGTTAAGCCGCCAGGAAAACTTCCGGTGGTTAATGCAGGAGTTCCCGTAGAAGTGGAATAAATCCAAACTCCCGAACCGATAGTGATTGTTGCGGCAGTAGAACCATCCCATCCATTCGCTAAAGCCCAAGTTCTTAAATTCAAATTGGTTTGATTTGATGAAATGGTTGCCAAGAACGCATTTGACTTACCATAGCCAACATTCATTGCTATAGCACCACTGCTTACTCCAAATAGTGTTCGTACCGCACTATCATTTAATGATATCTGTGCGGTGGCGGTTAAGCCAAGTTCTACGTTGATGTTGTTAAAGGATATCGCACCACTGGATGGTAAAGGCATGTTACTTGTCCTTTATTTGTTGCTCTAGCAAGTGGACCTGTTGTTGTAGTTCTTTAATAGCCGCAAACGCTAGGGCACACATCTTTTCATAGTCAACAGCCAAGTAGCCATCTTCTCTAGTGCGCACTGCTTCGGGTAACACCTGCTCAACGTCTTGTGCTATAACACCAAAGTCAGCTTTACGCATAAAGTAGTCATCTAAGCCACCGTGATCGGCAATGTATTCATCAGTCCAATCGAATAGTTTACCACCAATAGCTGTAACTTTAGCTAGTGCGTCGGGTATGTCACGCACATTTTCTTTTAAGCGTGAGTCCGAACTGTAGTAAGCTGTGATGTTGTTAGTGGCACGTATTTCACCACTAGTTCCACTTGCGGCTGTACCTACACCAAGACTTGAAACTTGAGTGCTTGAGTTTGGCACTGCGCTGATATAACCATTTGGATTGGTACTGTTGTACGGAGTGTAACCAAGTGCAGTAGTAACTTGACCTGACGTTATACCAGTTAAGTAGCCACTTGGGTTTGTGCTGTTATAAGGAGTAAATCCTAGTGCAGTAGTAACTTGACTAGAAGTAATTGCACCAACTAAATTTGTAGCACTTACGTTGCCGGCTGTAATATTTCCGTAGAAGGTAGCAGTAGAGCCGACATGTGTATTTGCATAGAGTATGCTCCACCAAGCTGATGTGCTACCTAAGTTTACGCTTACGTTAGCATTAGGTACCGGAGCACCACTTACTGTTAAACCAGTTAATGTACCAACACTAGTAACATTGGTCTGGGCCGCAGTTGTTAATGTTCCGGTTAAGTTAGTAGCACTTAGGTTATCTGCACCGACATTACCTGTAAATGTTCCGCCAATTGATGTTAGGTTGCCAATTCGTAAGTTACTATAAGTAGCGTTAGTAAAGTCAATTGTTGTAGTAGGTTCTGCTGCTACATTAGCAAATAGTTTCCAAACGCCGTCTGTGGCATCACGCACAAAGCCAGTGTGTTGATATCCAGGATTAGTAAACGAACTTACGATACCGATATCTAATACATCACCGGAGTTGTCATCGGCTAGATATATCAGCGAGTCAGCAATACTTAGATTGTTGGCATTAAATATTGTTTCAGTTCCAGCAACTTGTAAGTTACCGCTGATGTAAACATTTCCACTAAAACTTGCACCACCACTGACTACTAGTGCGCCGGTTCCTTCTCCGGTACTTTGTGTTGTATCAGTAACACGCAGATTACCACTGGTCGATACGTTGCCTGTGAATGCTGCTCCTGCCAGTGCAGCTTTTTCTGTGTCTAATTCTGCCAGGGCATCTTGAACTGTAGTTGAACTAATTGTTCCAACCGGACTACTGTAGGTTGCATTAGCATAGACATTATAATCTGTATATGCGTCAACTTCTGCTAATACTACAGTTCCGCTAGTAACTCCTGTAGATAGTGTAACTGCTGAACTATTTGTTTCAGTATAGGCACTGTCAAACTGTCTAACACCATTGATGTATATGCGTAACTGTCCTGCACCCGGAGTGTATGTGATTCCAGTGTATACAGTTTGTCCTGAAGTAGCAGTAAAATAAGTTCTACTGGTGCTGATAGTTGTACCAACTACGCTGCCTCCACCTGTTTCTGCACTCCAATAGTAACTGCCTTCACCTGCAGTTTTTAATACGTAGCCACTGACTTCACCACTGGGTAATAGATTGTTTAATGCAGAACTAGTACTTGTTCCACCTGTACCACCAGATGATATAGCCAGTGCAGATGTTAACGATATATTTGGTGCGGCCAAGGCGCCAGTAAATGTTGCACCCGATAATTGTGCATAGTTGTTTTGTATAGTTGCTAATGTGCCTGCTTGTGCTCCAGCATTGGCCGTTAGAGTTGAATTTATTGCATCAACATACCCTTTCATAGCTGTGTTAGCAGTTACAATTGCAGTATTAGCACCGGTTACACTATTACTAATGGCTGTAATTTCATTTGATTGTATAGTATTGGCTGCATCAACATAATCTTTCATTGCTGTGTTGGCTGTAACTATTGCAGCATTAGCACCGGTGACTGAATTAGTAACAGTGGTAATCTGCTCATCAACATAGCCTTTCATTGCTGTGTTGGCTGTGGTTAATGAACTTATGTTTCCTGTATAAGATGGTAAGTATGCCGCTACATTTGTGTCAGTATACCCTGCTGGCAAGCCGGTTAGTTGACTGCCATCACCTATGATGTAGTCTGCACTAACATTTCCTGTGATCGTTAACCCATCACTGCCAAATTTACCTACATTGCCGCCGGCAATAGAAACATTTACAAAGTCATCAGTTGCTTTGACCTGCGTGGTATTTGCAATAAGTATAGTCGGATCAACATCTGATGTTAGATTAATCGGAGTAGGGCTACCCGCAGGAGTAAAACTCAATGCATTGTCGACTACTTTAAGCAGTGCACCACCAATATGAATAGTACTGCCACTCATGTACAGGTCGCGCCACCACATTGAATCAGAACCCAGATCATATGTGACATTTGCTGTTGGTATTAAATTACCGGTAATATTGACATTACCAGTAGATAATTCTACTTTAGACGTAGGTCCGTAGGTCAGTGATCCTATAGAAACTGCGCCAGCAACAATATGTCGAATTTCAATAATATCAGTATCTTGCGGAGTTTCTGTGAATGTTATTACATTACCAGACATATTATATGATGTAAATGGTTGTTGCATTGTACCGTTGATACTAACTAGCAACCCGTCTGGAGTAGCCGAGGTTGTTAAATTATAGCTTGCAGTTAGTCCATCAGGGTAGACAGTTTCTGATGTAATTGTAGCTGCGCCCGGGTATGTCCATTCTGCGCCAGTCCAGTATTCCACAGCATCATTGTCAGTGTTAAAACGTATGTACCCTATCTCAGGATTTAGAGGACGAGTAATTACATTTCCAACAGGAATGCCCAGTGCATCGGATCCAACAATTTGTACAATGCCTGTATTCTGTGCATCGATGTATATATTTCCACTTGATGAAATTGTGTTATCAACTATTGATATGTTACCAATATTAACAGTATTGTAAAATGTTGATGCATTAGCTGTTATATTTGCAATTAATTCTGAATCAAGGGTAATTTCTAATCTACTATTATTAGTTTCATCTATTAGATTTACTAGACTATCACCAATGACTAGGCTATTTGCAGCACCACTTAATGTTGTTGTTAGATAGTTTAATGTAACTACATCCTGTGCGCTAACTGGATCAGCAACGTCAGATATAACACTACTATTAGCAAAAATATAACCATTAGTTGGTGCTATTGTTAAGTTAGCCACTGTTGATATAGTTGTATCAGTAAAGGTTACATTACCGACTTGAGTAAGAGTAATGTTAGCAATATTTGTAATGCGGCCTTTGCTGTCTACAGTAATTTTAGGAATTCTATCCCATGTTTCATCATCTGCAGCACCATATGTGCCTGCAGTAACACCAGTGTCTGCTAAAGTTAATGCAATATTTGAAACATTACCACTGCCAGTAGCATCACCAGTAACTGTAATTGTAGTTTCTTGAGTTACAACACGAATATTACTTTCATAGATCTCATCAGCATTGATAATACCGGCTGTTGTAGTTCCTGTGATACCTAAATTTCCACTAATAGAAATGCTATCAACTGAGATGTTGCTTAAATTTGTTATGTTAGGCTGATTGCCTGTAAGTAATGTGCCAGTGATTGTGTTGGCTGTTATGGTGTTAGCAGTAATGTCTGTTCCGTTAACATTACCAGTAATACTAATATTTCCACCAATGGAAATGCTATCAACTGTAATATTTCCTAAATTAGAAATATAAGGTTGATTAGTTGTAAGTATCGTGCCATTTAAATTAGTTGCATTAATTGTATTAGCGTATACTGCACTCCACCATGTATCGGCATAACCAATATTACCAGCAATGTTACTTGTTGGTACAATAGAGCTTTGCGCAATGATATTTCCACTGACTGTTAATGCTGATAATGTGCCCAATGATGTAACATTAGTTTGGCTGGCCGTCAATAGTGTGCCAGTTAGATATGTACCACTAACATTGCCTGCGCCAACATTACCTGTTACGTCTAGTGATATTAATGTACCTAAAGATGTAACATTAGGTTGTGCATTAGTCGCTAGTGTGCCGGTTAATACTGTACTTCCACTTGCACCGATGCTAGTAACACCGGATAATGTTGTGATGTTTGGTTGAGCACTTGTTAGCAATGTACCTGTTAAGTATGTACCACTGACATTGCCTGCACCAACATTACCTGTTACATCGAGAGCAGTTAATATACCTGTTGATGTTATGTATGGTTGTGCTTGAGTTAGTAATGTACCAGTTAAATATGTACCACTAACATTGCCTGCACCAACATTACCTGTTACATCGAGAGCAGTTAATATACCCAGTGATGTTATATTTGGCTGTGCTGATGCAGTTACCGTAGTTGCCGATCCAATTACATTGCCGGTGATATTACTTATTATATTGCCTGCATCAATATTACCAGTGACTGATAGGTTGCCTAACGTACCTACTGTGGTTATATTAGTTTGTATAGCTGTGGTTAACGTACCAGTGATATTTGTACTGGTAATATTGCTAGTATAAAGGTTTCCGCTATAGATATTGCGCCAATATTTATTAGTCGCACCAATATCGTATGTTAAATTAGCTGAGGTTAATATATTGCCGGTTGTTACAAGAATGTTCCCAGTAACTTCTAATGATTCTTGGGGAGATGCCGTGTTGATACCAAGACGAAAGTTAGTAAAATCTAACTGTAATAATGTGTCACTGTTGGTAGTGAAGCCTAGATCAAGACCTTGTCTATCTAGATTTCCTAACAGTGCTGCCCCGGGTACACGACCTATTGCCATTAACTAACTCCTATTTTAATATTTAGCTAAGGAACAGGCTATACTGTAGTGCTTGCAATATTGTGTAGTACTAATATAACTGCGCCACCAGTAGGCACACTTGTAAAATGTATATTTGTTGTTCCATTGAATGTGTAGTTAATGCCAGGATTTTGATATACAGTATTTAAAAATACCAATACCTGTGCCTCTTGTCCAGAATTATACGTTTTAGACATAGTAAAATCAGAAACTATATTATCACCAGCTAGGGTGTCTTTAGTAATAGTAACATCGCCTTCTTTAGCTACTGCGTTCCATACACTACTATTATAGAATTCTAATTTGCCTGTTGAAGTATTATAACGAGTTTGCCCTACAACTGGCACATCTGGCCCAATTGAACTTGATCCAACTGGCACACCTAATGCATAGCTACCTGTTTTAAATACTGTATTTTTAAGTAAGCGTCCCATTTACATTCCTACGTAACTAACTGTTGCTGTTATTGCTGAATTTGCTGATGCTGCGGCTCGCAATGTATCACCGTTGGCTAATACAATTTTTTCCATATCAACAACAAAAGTATCATTACTTTGTATTTGAACACTTTTGTAAATTTGTACGTCACTGTTAATTGTTGTTGTACCGCTAGGCACTGCATATAAATCAAATGTTTTAGCAGTAGCATCTGTGTTGCAAAAGTACATAACTGATACTACAGTATTGCCTGAACTGACATATACGTTTGATACCACTGTTGTTAATAAGGTGTTAGAAATTGCCATTGTGTTAATCCTATAATAGTATTGAAAAAGCAAATGCTCGCTTTTTCGTAATTAGTTCTTCGTTAACGGCTTCACCATTAACAACATATACTCCACTTGCACCAGCGCCAGGAGTTGCTGCATATACTACAGTAGCGCCAGCGACTGCTGTTGGTGCAACTGCGGTATTATTAATTTGTATATTACCACCAAATTTTACATTTCCTACGTTTGCTAAAATTGTATAGCCATTAGTATTTAAATTGCCACCAAGTGCAGGAGCTAAATCATCTATTAATATTGTGCTACCACTGGTTGACGATGTTATAACTGAGTAAGTCGATCCATCATTGGTCAACTCCCATTTGTTAATTGACTCATTCCAGCGTAACGCAACGTTGGCTAATGAGCCACGAGCAACAGCAATACCAGCAGTACCTAATGTAACGCCAGCGCCTGTTTCACCATCATTGAGAACAATAACATTATCTTTTAACGTAGTGTTAGTTGTTTCGATTGCAGTTTGTGAACCTTGTACTGTTAAATTGCCTGTGATGATAACATCTGTGGTGTCAATTGTGTACGAGGTGTTAAGTTTTTTAACAGCGGCCATTTAAATATCCTAGTTTCTATTATTTATGCTAATTGTAGATAGTATAGTCAAAAAAATAACAGCCGAAGCTGTTATTTTTACTTTGACTAAAATTAGTCGTTTGATGAAATTTTAACTGTTGTGCCTGCTACTGCAGCACCGGTTGAAGTCCATCTAGCATGGCTGTTTGCAGTAAACTGTACACCTGCACTATATCCGTCAACTGCTGCTGGGAATAATAATGCAGTACGTGATTCAAGTTTACCAACCAAGTAAGCACCGTTATCAGAATCAAATGCTGTAAGGGTCATTTCGCCTGCGGCTGTTGGGCCATTAGCGGCAACAACTTGCGCTACTGTTGGACTATTAACACCATTAACCCCTGTTGGAACTAAACGAACTACCGCAGTACCGTCAGTATTAGTAACTCTGTAACGACGTGATGAACGTTGTGAAACGATATCAGCTAGTGAACCAATTGTAGCACCAGTAATCCATGCATTAGCTTGGATTGTATTAGCTGTAACTGTAGTTGCAGCTAAAACTGCTGTTAATGAACCTGCAGATCCAATATCACCAAAGCTAATTAATGTTGTACTTGTTGCGCTAGTATTAGCGGCACTCATTGTAACATTACCTGTGCCGATAGCTGTGATTGTAGTAGTTGCTGCAAATGCTGTATTTGCGGCCATACCGACAAATAAACCTACAGTAGTTGAAACTGTTAGTACATTTGAACCAGTGATACCACCGCCAGTTACAACAACGTTAGCTGGTTTAACTAATGTAATTACCGGTGCAGTTGTGTAACCAGTACCTGCTGTTGTAACACTAGCTGTATCGATACGACCGTTAGCTGTACTAACTGCATCGACTGTCACTCTGGCAACTGTGCCACCGATTGGGCTAAGTGCCACTGTAGCTGTTAAACCTTGTGAGTAGTTTGTACCACGGTTTGTGTAAGTAATACTCGAAATACCTTCACCACCTGCAGCACTGTATGTTAAACCATCATTAACATTATCTGAACCAAAAAACTTTTTCTTAATAGGACGTCCCATTTGTTTCTCCTTGTATAGTTAGCGTTCTAACGCCTACGCAGTGGGTTACTGCATAAACTCTCATTCAAGAGCGAACAAATATATTTATCGTTTTTAATTTTTATAGCCAACAAAAAAGCCCCTTACGGGGCTTTTTATTTTCATATCCTACTAAGAATAAATCTTATTGGAATGATAAGTTTGCTACAGTGATTTTTTCTAAGTAGTCAGCTGCATTACCAAGAGATGATGCAGTGTTACTTAATTCAACATAACCATAACGTGTCATAAAGCCCACTACTGGTTCAAAAGTAGCTGGATCTAACACAACGCCACTGCTCATTAATGGAACGTATGGGCAGTAGAACGCTGCTGCGTCTGATTCTGAAGAACCTTTGTAACCAACCAACACTGTGTCGTTTGAAGCGTATGTGTTAACATAGATCTTCATAGCACTATTTAAAGTACCAACGAATTTTGTGTTTGTAGGAGCTTCAAATGTACCTTCTGTACTACGAGCAAAAGCTGAAGTAGTTGCAGATTGTAACACTGTTAAAGCTGATGGACTTACAACAGCCCAGTTACCAGCGCCACGACGTGTACGTTGTGCAATTTTGTTAGCACTACGGTTGATTAAAACAGCTAAAGCAGCGTGTTCGTCACCAACGAATGTAGCAGTACCAGAAACAGTAGCTTGGTTGTAGTTGTCAGTTGCTGTAGAAGCTAATGCTGCCAATGAACCTAGAACTTCTTGGTCAATTTCAACAGTAATTTCTTGAGCCAAAGCTGCCATGATTTCTGCTTCAACATCTAAACCGTGCATAGATTGTGCATCTTGCGCAGCTTCAAATGTCCAACGAGCAGACAATTTACGTGTTTTAGCTTCAACAACTTGTTTCAAGATTTGAACGTTGATACGGTTACCTGGAACACCTTCTAGTGAGCTAGTTGAAGCTGCTGCACCTGTTGATGTTTTGCTTGAGTAAGCTGTAGCAATGTTGAATGGGCTTAATGCTTCTTGGCCTGGAGTTGCTGCGTCGCCGCCTAATGAACCAGCAGCTTGTGAATCTGCATAACGCACACGTAATGTGTGAATTTGTGCAACTGGACCAGTCATTGGTTGTACGCCAACGATTTCGTTAGCGATAACTGTTGGCATTACACGACGAATTACTGGAAGAATAACGCGGTTTAGTGTAGCAACATTACCTACTGCTGTTGCACCAGCTGAAGCGTTTTCAACTAAGTGTTTACGTGTGTTTTCTAAGATTACGGACATTGTAGAACGTTTTGAACCTTGTAGACCTTCTAACAGGGCATCCTTAGTTTCGTTCCAACGGCCTTCTAATAGTTGGGTTGTCATTTCTTTATTTTCCTTTTATAAGTTTTTGTATTACTTTAGCCCTGCTAAACGTTTTAGTTCAACAACGTTGTTGTTGGTTTCTAAATTTACTGTTTTAGCAGATTTATCACCAGTTACTTCTACACGACTCTCAGCTAGTACAGACTTTTCAGCCTTTACCGGTGCTTGTGAATTGTTTAAAACTGCTGGTAGATACTTGTCGTATGCAGATTGCAATTTTGCTGTTTGCACACCTTCGAGTAGGCTGGCCATTACGCCGGCTTTCTCTTTATTTAATGTTTTTAGTAATCCATTAAGTGTGTCCTTACGGTTAACACTTTCAGTAATTACACGTACTTCACGGTTTTTTGACTCAACTAATGCTTGTTTTTCCGCAATTACTTTTTTGCTTTCAGCTAAATCAGCTTTAACAGCTTCAATAGTTTGATGCAATTTAGCAATTTCTTTGTTCTCATTTAAATGAGTTACTGAGAATTCGCTAGCAAATGCTTCGAATAAGCGACGACCAAACATGTTCTCACGAGCACTTTGGATGTCTTCTTTTAATTGGGTCAGTTCTGTGCCTAGATTTTGTGCTACTGATTCTTTAACAAGTTTAGCTGAACGTGCAACAAAAGCTTCTTGTAGTTTTGCTAATTTTTCTTTAGCTTCTGCTACTAGTTTAACTTTAGTTTCAACAACTGCTTTCTTGTCAGCATCGAACTCTTTGATTTCTTCAGCTAACGCTTTGATAACAAATTTTTCTAACTTAGCAGTTGCTTCGTTTTGAACTTTGCGATCTGTGCGTAATTCTTTGATTTCTTCAGCTAATTTATTAACTAAAAAGTTGTTAAATTTGCTGGCGCTTTCAACCATGTGACGTTTAAATTTCACGCGGTCTTCTGCAAGAGCTTGTTTCTCATTGGCGAACTCATTAAGTTCGGCAGTAAGACTTTCAGTAACCATTTTGTCTAGAGCTTCAACCATTACTTGTTTGTCATGAGTGTAGCGACCTGCAAACTCTTCGCGCAATTCTGCACGAACTTGTTCACGAGCCTCATTAATTTGTGATTCCCAAGCTTCGGTAATAGCTGCTTGAGTATCTTCGTTAATGATGCCACTATCTAACAATGGCTTGATAGCTGTTAACATACTGATCTCCTATTTTAATTTTAAATCTTTAATCAAGCGTGTAACCTGCTCTTTTAAATATTTTTGTACCTTTTGATCTGCGCTAGCTTCTTTTGCCATTTCGAATACCTTGTGTCCGCCACGCATATTCAACAGTCCTTCGTAAATCGCTGTTGGGTATGCATTAGGAGCACTAGGTTGCGCAACTACATCTACTGTGACTATTTCAAAGTCACTCACTTGGCCGTTACTTTCGCTAACGTTGCCGCTACCTCTAGAACTAACACCAAGTTTAACTCCACTTTCCAACATTGTTTCTACTAACTTACCCATTGGAGTAGGGAGAACCTTTAATTTACCAAAGCCGTTAGGACCGTCCATCCACATATCTGTAATCATGTGACTTACACGGTCCAAATTAATTTTCAAATCATCTGGGTGATCTACTTCGCCTAAGACGCTGTAGCCACCCTTGATTTGTTCATTAATGTTTGTTACGGCATTGCTAATTTCATTTACTGGATACACTCGTTCGTTGTGGTTTTTAACGCCACCTTGAATGAATATGCCTTTCATATAAAGATTCTTACCTTTACCGTCATGACTATCTTCTGTCAGAATTTCCATTCTAGCATTGTCAAAGGTTAAGTTTTCTTTTAAGTATGAAGCCATTGTAGTATCCTAAATTATTTTGCTACTGGACTATTTGTACTTGTTGGTGCTTGTGCAGCAGGTGCTTTTTCTTTCTTAGCAAATGCATTACCAGCTTTACCACCAGGAACATTAATATTACCCATGTTATTTACTGTTGGTTTTTTAACTGTACCACCGTTCTCTGTACCACCGCGTACGATGTTAGCAGATGAACCGCCCATATCATTTTTCTTAGCTACTGTAGATTGTTTGTTGTCAGCACCTTCAGTATTTGATGGAGCAGCTACTTTTTCTACATATTCACGAACGATAGATTCTTCAACTTCTTCTTCTTCGTCTTCTTCTGTGTCACATTCTTCAGCTTCCATGAATTCAGCTGGCGCTTCTTCTTCGCCGCCAAACATATCAGCATGCTCTGGTTCGTTTTCTTCGCCAGCCATTAAAGCATCAAATTCAGCTTTAAGTTCGTCTAATGCTGACTCTAAATCATCAACACGTGTTTCAACGTCGCCGTGCTCTTCTTCATGTGAATCTAAATCACCTGAGTTGTCGAAATCGTTTTCTATTTCGCTGTCATCGCTGTCCATTTCAAATTCGCCAGCGCCTTCATCTTCTTCGCTGATACCTTGTTCATCGATAGTAACTTCATCCATGTAACCTTGTACTTTGTTGCCGCCTACTTCGTCTAAATCTGTTTCGTCGATTAGGCTTTCATAAATGTCACGTGATTTTTCAACAACGATGTTGTGGAATAATTCGCGAGCCTTATCAGTTTCATCATTAATGATGTGTTCTATTAACTGTTCATACTTGTTCATAAAGAACTCCTTAAATTGTGTCTGTCTAGGTGAGATTTACGTTACGTAATATCTCTGTAATATTATTTACTGGTTTATTGAAAAATTGAAGTTAAATGCGTGTTTTTTGATTGATTCTTGTTGATAACTACCCCAGTGGAGCAACTTCCGCCGGTTTGTATTGTGATCTTACTCGTTCTAAATCTTGCTCTTTTTCTAATCTACGTACATCATTCATAATACGTAAACGATGCAACTGTGTTAATGTTAATTTAGTTTTACGCAGATCAGACAACTTTAAAGGAGTGTTATCCTCTTTTTCAGTCTGGTGCTGTTGCACTAATTCAGAATTAAATATTTCAAGTAGATTCATAATATTATTTACCTAAAATATTATAAACCTGGAGGTGCTGTAGGTGTTACTGGTACTGCTGGCTGATTTCCTGTTGCAGGTAATGCACCTGGTTCTACTCCTGGAGCTGGTTCTGCAGTTAAATCAGGCATTTCTAAATTACTCATGTCACTTTCAATTCCAGCTGGTGTAACATCAACTGCACGTAATCCAGCATCAGTATCAGCCACACCAGGAGTTTCGTTATGCTCTTCATCCCATAAATCACTGTTACGTTGCATTTCTTCTTCGCTCAGATCTAAATAACGCTCTAATAGGAAACGTTTACTTAGATAAGGTGTTTGCTCCAATGATGTAAATGCCTGTATACGTGCCGCATCTACTTCTGCTTGGCGATATTTGGCAAAGTTTTGTGGTTCATTAAAGCGCAATTCAAATAGCTGACCATCAATGTTAATGCCTCTCCAACGCATGAACATTTTAAACTCGTTGTCTAGTTTTTCAACTATCATAGTTTGTAAACGCATACAATATTGATTAAAACGCCATTCTTGGATTAGTGCTGTAGTCGACTTACCGTCGTTAAATGTAGATGAACTGTCATCACTGCCCGTGGGCAAATAGCTGCTAGGAATACGCAAGCCACGGAACATTTTGTTAGTGAAGAAACGTAAGTCTGTAATTTCACCTAAGTTACTACCGCCTGGTAATGGCTCAACGCTTGATCCACGACCTTCTGCGGTTACTGGAAAGAAAAAGTCTTCATTTGTGCTTAATGGATTGTAAGTAGCATCCATCATATTTTGTCCGCCACCTGTTTGTGTAGGTATACGACGTTGATGTACTTCATTTTTAATACGATCCACAAAGGCCATGGCCATGTGTGTGGGCATATTACCTACGTCAATTTTAAATACACGACGTTCCGGTGCACGTTGTACACGATAGATAATAATAGCGTCTTCTAACAGTTCTTTTTGTTTAAAGATTTTAAATATGCTTTCAAGAATACTAGTACCAAAAGGCCAGTTTACATCTAAGCCCTCTGTTAGACTAATATGCACTACATGTTCTGCATCTAGCACTGCTTCGTTTTGCGCATGACTAAAGCGTGAACCGCCACTATACGGAACATTTGGTTGTACGTATGAACCGGAACCACCGCTACCACCTTGTTGCGGGTGATTTGTGTAGGTATCGCTCGAGCTTAATGCTGTCGCAGTTAAGTTTTGAAAGTTAAGATTAAGATTTTTAATTACGTATTGTTCTGGCTCTTTGCCTTCTGCTTCGTTAACAATAACTTTGATTACACTGCCCATTTCTGTCCAGTATAATTTAAATGTTTCTGGATCACGTAAGAATACTTGATCACCATATTTTAATGTATTACGTACAAGTTTAAATAGACGTTTGTTTAATTGATTTAGATTAACCCATTGTAGCAGTTGATCTTTAAGTAGTTTAACTTCGTTGTCTGTTGGTTTTTCTTTAAAGAATAAATCAAAGCCTGTGCCATTTTCTGTATTTGGCTGTGTGCAGAATTCTGCAATAATATCAAGAGCAGCATTAACTTCACTGTCCATGTCCATTTGTTCATACTGATTGTAACGCTCAGTACGATTTGGATGGCCAATATACACTTCGGGCAATTGGCTTTGATAGTTACGATAGCTCGGATCTGCAGAATTGTTAATTCCACTAATTGGACTTAGTTGTCCGCCAGTGTTTGCAGTTCGGAAGTGCTTTTTCCATGACATAGTTATATTCTCTTTACGATAGTGTATTTATAGCTTAATAGCTGTTCTGCAATATTCCTGACGATATAGCATTATTTTTTTGCATTGTAGTTAAAATACTTTGCAACAGAGTAATTTGTTGTTGTTCTGCTGGATTAGCAGTAGCAGAAGGTTTTTCCATAGCTTTTTTAAGTGCTTCAGCATTAGTAGCCGGTATACTATGTAATTTTGCCTGTTCAGCGGCTAACTGTTGTGCTGACACACTAGTCAACGGTTTAGGTGCAGTTGATTGAGTAGTTGCTCCGGTAGCAGCTGCTGCAACTGTGCTTGCAGCAGACTCGTCTTTCATAATGGCTTTGCCTAATTTCTCGCCACCTTCACTACCACCCCAGTATCCTAATGCTCCGCCTATTAGCCCGCCAACTACTGTACCCACTGGTCCTGCTACTAGTGTACCTAATGCGGCACCAGCTGTGGCACCACCCCAAGCTCCACCGGCGCCTAATGCGGCACTACCAACTATACCGCCTTCTTTTTCGCGTTTTTGACCTTTGGTTAATGTTGCATCATTTTCTGTATCGTAGATATCACTTGCGGCCATAGCAGTTCCAAATACTGCACCAGCAATACCACCAAATTTTCCAAACGTCTTTGCACTGCTAAGAGCAGATGATGCAGTAGGAGCTTTGGCAAATTTACCCGAGGCATCACGATAACGGCCATCTTTATCGTATCCACCTGCGCCTGGGCCGCCTATACCACCTGGCATACCTTTTAGTCCTTTAAGCAACGACGGACCTACTAGTTGCAACACTCCAAGAATTGGTGCCGCCAATGAAAGTAGTAAAGATTTCCACGGATTGTTTTCAACCATTGTAGCTAAACTATCTAATGATTCTACAGCTTTAAAGGCAGCTTCGTATGATGCTTGAAGAGCTGTACTAAATGAATCTAAATGGGTTAATGCAATTGCTTGCATTCTTACTGCCATTTCTTGTTGTTGTGCCATTAATTCAACAGCTACGCCGCCTGCGCCTTTTGCTCCTGCGGCTTGTTCAGCAGCTATTTTAGCTCTTTCTTCTTCGGATTTTGCAAAATTTGCTGAATATTGAGTTGCTCTTAAATTTATAGCACTTGCAGCTTGCGCATCGGCACTAGTTGCCATTGCCATGCCTTTATTTGCCATTGCAGCATCGTGGGTCGATTGCATAGTGTCTTTTTGTAATCGAGCTGTTTGTTCCGCAGACAGTGTGCCATCTTGTGCTGCTTTAAATGTTTTAGTATTAAACTCAGCAATGCCTCTATTAGTTGCTTGTGCTATAGCAAGGTCTTTACTAATAACACTACCGTAAATCATATTTTCACGGAATGCTCGTTGCTGATCAGCATTCATGTTCATCATCGCATCATTGATGCGTGCTTGTTCAGTAGCCGATTTGCCATCTAATATCTGTTGGAATGCTAATGTATCGTTATCTTGGCGAAGTTTTTCTTGCTTAGATTTTGTATCTTCTCCGGTTAGATCAGACAGCACTTTCATATTTTTTGCATATTCTTGAGTCTGTGCTGCTATTTGTTCGTTTGATGCATTTAGTCTTCTCGAAGGACCAGCCATAATAGCCATTGTTGTTGCATACGCATCGGCTTGTTCTTCTAAGCCCATGCCCAGAGCAAACATTCCGTTACGTGCTGCATCGCCGCCTTTTTGCATAGCAGCAGCCATACGTTTACTGCCTTCTGCTACTCCAAGACCCGATCTTGCAAAAGTATCTCTATTTTGAACAACTACTTTAGAAAACTGTTCTAATTTCATACCGGCACTTAATGCAGTATCGGTCATGCTGATCATACCACCACTATATACTGCTCCAACTGCTGACATCGATTGGAACCCAGCGATTAGTTCCTTAGTTTGTGCAAGCATAAACCCAATACCTGCTTTAGCTAGTTCGGATACTGTATTGCTTAATGCACCTAGTGCTTCACCTGCGATTGTGGCACCAATGCCAAATTTACCTACATTGCCGCCGGCACCAGCTGTTGCAGCACCAAACGATTTCAAAGCGTTTGCGCTACCTTGATTGGCAGTGTTA